CTACGTGAAATAGGCAGAGGCGGCTTTGACAACAATGATTACAGTCAAATGATGCTGATGTTACAGCGTAGATTTGATGAACTACCAAATGTGCTCAAAGAACTGCGTAGGCAAATCAGCAGTTGGGATCGCAAAAGTGAAGGTAACAAAAAGATTCTCATACGCAAATTAATGCTTCAAATGCGTGAGCGTGGCATGCAAAGCGACATGTTCATGGATCTACAAAAACTAGTATAACCTGTGTTTTTTTTATCTCTTGCATAAATAATTGTAAGAACAACAAGTTCTACCATATTAGGAGATATTAAAATGGCAAGTTTTACACGTTCAAACGGTGACGCTCAACCAGTATTCGCTTTAGACACAAGCAATGGTAAGATCGCTGCCGATACATCTACAGCGGCTACACCTGTTCACCCAGCAGGTCCACGTCTTGACTACTTCGGCGCAGTTGCTAACACTTCTGTTGCAGGCGAGCAAGGTGTTGACGAGTACGTTGCAAACGTAATCGAAGCTATCCAGAATGCAGGAGCTACAGTTGCTGCATATCAGGTAGATGCAACTGCTCTAAGTTTTGCAGTTTATCCAGCAGGAGCTTTCGCTGACGCGGCGGCTTTCCTATCAACTGCTAACATTACTTACACTGGTTTCCAGTTGAACAGTTCTACAGACGTAGGCTTCAAGCTAGCAACTTCATAATCTTAGATTATGTACGCAAAGAGCCCTGTTTTATAGCAGGGCTTTTTTTATGGCTTAAATATCATTATGACAAAACCAACCTACATCTACGAAAGCCCGGACGGCGGTAAAACAGTATATGCACGGGCACCAGGAACAACTAGCCGCACACTCATTAAAGCAAGTTGGTCAGGTACACAGAAAAGATCACGCTGGAATACAATACTAGACTGCGCAGATAACGATCCAGCACTTAAAAACATGTTAGATAGCATTGAGACATATTGGCAATTAAAGTATGGTAACCAAAATTGAATTAATCACACAGTTTGATATCACACCTACTGGTGTAAAAAGTTACAGAAAAACCAGCGAACTGTCGGATGAAGAGTGGAGTTTTCAACGCAATCAGCAACGTAATTATGAAACTATATTGCAATGCTTAAGCCTGCGCTGTCAGCCACTCAATATTTCACCAGTAACCATATTCAAACTCGAACAAGGTAAAGTGTGGTGTTTTACATTTGAAACTGATAGGGATAGCATATTTTTTAGTGATAATGATCCAGTTGGTTTGCTCAAAGATGATTGTGACGGCGTTCCAATGATTGGCGGCTTGCAAGAAACATACAAAGACGGGTTTTTCATTCCATATCTTGTAACCAGAGGTGAAAGTGCTAATATATCTTTTGCAATAGTATAAAATAAATACATCATTGGAAGGAATAACATGGTTGAAACCACAGCAATAGAAAAGAAGAGCCTCGAAAGCCACGTTGAGCTGTGTGCCGAACGTTACAAGTTTATGGAAGCAAAACTTGAAACGCTGGACGAAAAGATCACCAAAATTGAAGAAGTAGTAGACGAAGTGCATAACTGCGTACACAAATTAACCACAAGACGCAATGATCAAGTTATGCAATGGGGCGGCGCTATAATACTCACACTAGTAGGAGTAATAGGATGGCTTCTCGCAAACTACGTTCTATAAAAAACAAAAAGAAAGCCGCAGATGCACTTGCAAGGCTAGCACAAAAACATCTCATTGACAATCCAAATGCTATTATTGATAGTGGCAACAGTATCAGTGTGTTTGGAGAGTACACCATTGTAAAGCACCCTGAGGAATGCACCGTATACAAAAACAAGGTGGAGCAGGTTGTGCTAAACAACACAAAAAACGCACTCAGTTGGTGCATCTTTGACAAGTACAAAATACACAATCTCAAGCACAGCATTATGGAATGCGACCGCCAACTTGGATATCGCAAGATGGAAATCCTGCACTATGTAAACTGTATTAAAAACAGCGCAGACGAATTTCAAAAAGGTATACTATTTGATCGACTATACAATAGCAAAAACCAAGCACTACTAATCAAGAAACAATTAGATAAATGTGTGAATTCGGCTAAATACTGGCAACAAAAGGGATTCGAGAATGAAACTTCAAGACTTGGAATCAAGTAGCGTACAGAAATCACAGAAAGTTTTTGAAAGTTACTTTGAAAAGAAAATTAATTTAGATACAATCACGCAACAAAAAGCGTTGGAAATGCTCACAAAGGTGCGCAAAGCCATTTCAGAGCATCGTAACAGTAGCAAAGTTCATACCAGTGAAAAAAATCCATCTTACTTGAAAGCACTGTTTATGGAACAGGCATTGTCTACCTACATTGCTGAGCAACAAATGATGGCCATTGATGAAGGTCTTGTTGACACAATGATAAAAGATCCTAAAACCAAAGCAATTATGCAAAAAGCTCAGAAAGGAACAACCCTAAATCCAGACGAGCAGAAAGTTGTTACAACTATTGCAATGGCACCTAAAGAAGCCAAAAAGAAAAAGTACAAAGGCAACAAGGTAATGGAAAGCGAAGTACAACAAGCACAGGTTGTATTAGCGGCACAGGACATGGTGGATCGCGTTCAAGGTATGATCGAAGACATCACCGAAATGGAATACAAAGATCTTCCTGCTCTTGTTGAAAGTATTCGCAACGAAGTGGGCACAAGCCAAGCACAAAGCTATCGTGAAACTGCCACAGCAAGTCTTGAAGGACTGGTTGAAGCACTACAAAACGCCAAGGGACAACTCGAATCTGCCCAAGGTATTTTGACAGGACAGGAAATGCAAGTTCCAGGTGAAGGCGAGATGGACATGGATATGGACGTTGACGCTGGCGGAGATGAAGTAGATCTTGATATTGAAGAGCCTGCAGAAGAAGAGCCAGAAAGCGATTTAGAAGCGAGCTTGGGTAGAGCACGTCGTTAATGCTTATCAGGGAAGTCACTGACATCACTGATCAGAAACTGATTGCACTATCAGAATTCTTAATTGGTCAAGCTGATGAAGGCACGGAGAAAACTATTAGTATCCCTGGCTTCATCCAACTTGCACAAGACTTAGGTATCAATATAACTGATTCGCAGTTAAGAGACCTAGCCGAAAAGCCACCCCTTAGTAATGTAATTGTTAATGTAACTGGCGAAGAAGTTGTTTTCCGTGGAGGAGGCAAGGATGCAAAAGTTACAGACACAATGACAGTCACACAAGCACAAGACACCGTAGAAAAAATGGCAAATCGTGCCATGCCCTCAGATTTAACATAACTAATTGATGCAAGAAATTACCTGGCGGGACGGGAAAGCCGTTATACCAAGAGTTGAATTCTATCTAAACAACACCTGTAACTTAACCTGCGATCATTGTAACAGATTTAACAATCATCATTTTACAGGCTGGCAAGATTGGAAAGACTATGAGGCTGACATAAGGCTCTGGGCCAAATACATTGAAATTGATACCATAGTTTTTATGGGAGGCGAGCCTCTTCTTAACCCAAGTATCATTGACTGGGTAAAAGGCATCAATGAAATTTTTGGCAAGCGGGTAAACATCCTAACCAACGGCACACGATTAACAAAGGTAAAAGGATTGTATGACCTAATGACCTGGGACGATAGTCATGGAGATCGTAATTGGATAGGTGTAAGTTGGCATAACCTTGAAGATAGGTCTATAATTGATAACGTAAAAAACTTTTTGGTGGAACCTATAACGGAAACTGGACAGTTTGAAATGGGTAGTGACATGACTTATGCTGATGCAAACTACGCTGTTGTACGGGTGTATGTTCAAAACGAATTTGGCTTGTGCTCTGTAATACCCAACGGTAAAGGACACTGGACACTTTGGAACAATGACCCTAATGAGTCACATAAAACTTGTAGCTTCCATCTTGGTCGAAATTATCATATGATCAAAGGAAAGTTATACAAGTGTGGACCAGCGGCGCTATTGCCTGAATTTGACGAACAACACACACTTGATATCAGCGAAGAAGATAGACAACTGCTTTACCAATATGAACCATTGTCGCCACAGGATTTTGAAACACGCGGCAAAGAATTTTTAGATAACATCAATGATGTGATTCCGCAGTGTAAATTTTGCCCAATAGGATGGCAAAACGATCCTGATGTAATTTACCCAACAATTAAAAACAAGTAACCAAAACCACTGACAACAAGTATTTTAGAGCGTAAACTAAATCAATGAATCAAAAGTTTCAATACCACAAACTCTCGCGAACAAACATCAACGGCAAACGTCATTACAACACACCAGACGGCAATCCTGTGCCCAGTGTAACAACAATCTTGGACAAAACCAAACCTGAGGAAAAAAAGATTGCACTGGAAAACTGGAAACGTCGTGTCGGACATGAACGTGCGCAACAGATAACCACAGAAGCCGCTAATCGTGGCACAAGGATGCACACCTATCTTGAACACTATGTGCTGGATGGAGAAATCAAACCGCGTGGAAGCAATCCATTCAGTTGGGCAAGTCATATGATGGCAGAAACAGTTATTCGTGAAGGCTTGTGCAATGTAGACGAGTACTGGGGTGTTGAGGTACCACTGTACTTTCCTGACGTGTACGCAGGAACCACTGACTGTGTAGGTGTACACAAAGGTGAGCAAAGCATCTTAGACTTCAAGCAAAGCAACAAGCCCAAAAAAGAAGAGTGGATTGAAGACTATAAACTGCAACTGTGTGCCTATGCAGAAGCACATAACGAAGTGTACGGCACAAACATTCGTAAAGGTGTTGTACTAATGTGTGTCAAACCTGACATGGACGAAGCAGGACTTATCACAGGCGAACCACAATACCAAGAGTTTGTGATTGAAGGTGCTGAGTTTGAAAAATGGAGACAGGAGTGGTGGAAACGAGTTGAACTATACTACACAAACACATAAATACGCTATCGGAGAGAATTTTAGATGGCAATAGTTCAAGTATCACGTATAACACACCGTAAAGGTTTAAGCGAAAACCTGCCGCAACTTGCAGGCGCAGAATTTGGTTGGGTAATAGACGATCGTAAACTGTATATTGGTAATGGTACCCTACAAGAAGGCGCACCAGCAATTGGCAACACCGAAATTTTAACGCAGTATAGCGATGTTATTGCTCTTGCAGACAACTATACATACAAAGGCGAAGCAGGCGGATATACTGTTCAGACTGGACCAACTGTTGGAAACCCTATTGCTCGCAGTTTGCAATCTAAACTTGATGATCATGCAAGCGTAAAAGACTTTGGTGCAGTTGGTGATGGTGTAACCGACGATACTGCGGCTATTAACCGTGCCCTGTATCAATTATTTTGTCGTGAAACCAACAGTGAAACACGCAGAAGTTTATTTTTTCCTGCAGGTACTTACGTTGTTGATGATAGCATTAATATTCCTCCATATGCAACACTTATTGGGGAAGGCGCAAACAGTTCTATAATCTATCTTGGCAGCACTGCCACTGGTAGTTATGTTGCTCGTACCGCTGACTCAATGCAACAGACGGGTGCTAACATTGGTACAAATGGAGCAAGCAGTCCAAAGAACGTGCAAATCACAGGAATGAGTTTCCAAACTGATAAAACAGTGAGTGCTTTTCTCTGTGAAGACGTATCTGGTATGCGTTTTGAAGATGTTGCGTTTATTGGGCCATATGCAAGAACAGATCTAAGTAGTGCAGGTGCTGAAATCAGCTGTGTTGCCATGAGCAGTACTGCTAGCCTTGTTACTGCTAACATTGTTTTTGATAGTTCTAAATTTAGTAACATGAGCTACGCTTTTGATGTTGACGAACAAGTCGAAGGCATCACTGTAGAAAACAGCAAATTAAATACATTATACCAGGGTGTACTGCTAGGAGCAGGCACGGTTGTTAACGGTGGGCCTGTTGGCTTTAAATTAGTACAAAACTTGTTCGACCAAATTGCACGTCAAGGTGTGCTTATCGGCGACGTCTCAAACAACATGACTGGCTATAACATTTTCCTAGATGTTGGTACAAACTTCTATGGTGGAGATGCTACTCCAGTATCAAACATTATTGATATACAACAGGATAACAATGTTAGTGTTGGCGATATGTTTGAAAGGGGCGAAGCAAATAACCAAACACTAGCACGGATAAACGTAAATGATAAGCGTGTTTTTGCTTTGGATAAAGGTGAGCGTTACAAGTTTGGTACCTATGTTCGTGACGCAGGCGAAGTAGCAACAATCACTGCAACTGCTTCCGAGACTGCAATTTTTACCGTAAATATCAATGTTACAGAAGCATTCAACGTAAAATACACTTACAAAGATGATGCAAATGCTGTAGCACGACACGGTACACTTAATGTTGTTGCAGCAGAAGATCCCGGCGATAGCACAGGATCCCTTACATACACAGACGATTTTATTGAAAACAACAGTGCTGGGCTGACACTTTCGGTTGACCAAGCAGGCAATGTTGTAACTGTAAACTATACCTCCACGACAAATGGAGATTTTAAATATTCGATTAACCATCTGGGGTGATATGTGTGGCCAAATAACAACGACGATCTATTGATCTCTTGGTATAGCCTTCGACTTGATAACTTAGATAACTCATTAGAACAAGCACTGCAAAATGTAAATGATTGGTGGCAGATGGCTCCAATCTCTTTGCATTATCTGCACTGGGATACCTCAAAAGAGTGGCCAGATCCCTGGGATTTGCTTGCCGATGGTATATACTGTAGTCTTGCAAAAAGTCTAGGGATCAGTTATACTTTACTTTTAATGAATCGTCCTGATATCAATGATTTAACCCTACTTGAGACAGATGAAGGAGACAATTTAGTCCAGGTGAACCAGGGAATATATATTCTTAATTGGGCACCAGGCGAGATGTTAAATATCAACACGAAAAAGTTTCGCATAACACGCACCATGGAATCGTCCATGTTCGAACACAAAATAAATTGAGGCAAAAATGACACAAATCTTAGTAACCAAACGTGACGGCAGGCAGGAGCCGCTGGACATTGAAAAACTACACAAAGTAGTGTTTTGGGCAACTAGGGGAATCACAGGAGTTAGCAGTAGCCAAGTTGAAATCAAAAGCCATATTCAGTTTTATAACGGAATCAAGAGCAGTGATATTCAAGA